GGTCGCAGGTATCCATCCACCTGCGTTCCAGAGTTGCCGCGAAGGTAGCCGCTGATCATGCCCCTACCAGATTGTTATCGGTTGCGCCGTAGACGTTGACCGCCCCGGCCTTGTGGAAGACGATGTAATGGTTTTCCCCGGCGTAGACCGATTGCGCCAGAAATGCCCCGTCCGCATTGCTCACGCCATCATAAACGAGTTCCCGTGTCGATGTCCTGTGCAGGATGACCGTGCAGGCGGCAAGTGGCGTGCCGTATTGATCCCGCGTGACACCCGGAAAACCGACACGGCTGGCAACCCCATGCCCTGCGCGCTCCATGCGGCGCACCCAAGTAGCATCCATCAAACCAACATCTGCCCCTTGGCCCCCCGTAAATCCACGGTTCCCCGGCCAGAAATCGTTGGCGAACCCGCATGGCATATGGAGAAAACAGGACCGCTCCGCTGCACGGCGAATTGAAGGGCGGCAGCGGAAGGCTGGGGCAAGCCGCTTGTCCTTCGCCCCTATCGACATTGTTGGCATGGCCCCGCCGATAAACCCGCTCATCCGTAGCCCTCCGGTTTGGCTTTGGCGTCCGTATGGCCGGGCGGCATGATCAGCCATCCCCGATCCTTGGCGTTGGCCAGAACGCAGTCCCGCGCCTGATCGAGTATCTGCAAGCAAAGCTGCTTATCCCCCAAGGGGGCGTCCATGCTCATCGTCCCGTCGTGATGGACGCGGATGGTGATGGTCGCCACATAGGCGGGCGCGTTTTCAGCGTCCCGCCTCAGGCGAAGGTGGCGGTCCTCATCAAGCATCAATCACCGCGTTGATATCCATAGCCACAGCGGCGGTGATGTTCCACCCGACAACCGCGCTTGATGCTGCGATGACGAGGCCGCGCGGGAATGTCCAGATTACGCCAACCCCGATGGTCGCGGCAGAGTTCCAGCGGCGATGATATATCGTCGGCGCAGTTGGTTGGGCAGACCAAGTGATGTGGCCGTTCACAACCGACGCCGGATCGCCGGGGTCGTCCTGCTGGAAAAGAACCGGGCCGGACGTGGTGCCCAACGTCGCCGGTCTGCCAACGCCGATGCTTTGTGCCGTGCCGGTCGCTTGGATCATGCCATATTCCAGAAGCGCCGCCCGAACCGTAGCCGGGGTATAAATGCCAAAGTTGGCGTTTGCGATAGTCAGACCCGATGTCCGGGCCGCTTGCGATTGAATAGCCATTTTACAGGTCCGTCCTTAACCAGATTTCTCCCGCCACGGGTGCGCCGGGGTCAGATGTGCGGTTTTCTATCACAAACCGCTGCGATTGTTGCTGCGCAAAGTCCACCGGACCAATGGGCACACTGTGATCGTCCAGCGCATGAACGTCAGGGGGAAACGTGGCCGGGACTCCGGTAAGATCGCCCCACGCCACAGAGCCACCACCACCTGACCCGCCGAACCGGCGAATAAGCGACCGAACTTCTGAATTATCCCGGCCCTTCACCGCCTGCCGCTCCCACGATAGGTCAACTGCACCGCTTGCGCCCGCGTCCATACCGCCGCAGAAGGCATCCGCGCCGCCAGCCGCATTTCCTTGCCGTCCGCGCGCAACGGAATCGCCCCGTTCACCCCGGGCGCGCCAAAGGCCGAAACCGTCTCCGCCCGCTGGTTGTCAGCCGAGATGGCCGCGACCTGCATGGTCCAGTCCGAGGCGTCCACCACGGCTTGCGCCTCGCTGATGAAGGCCCGGCTCCCCGGTGATGGCTGGAACGCGCCAAGCTCCCAGTCGGCCTGCAACGCATCCCCGTTGAAAGTGTTGTAGGTCGCCTCGCCGCCCGAAGAACTGAAGCACCCCAGCACCCGGTCCCCGGCCAGCCATACCTCGCTGTCCATCGAGGGCGTCACGTCTTCCAGCGTCGCAAAGAGCGCGTCGAGGTCTTCCAGCGAGGTCGCATCCAGCCGCGACCCCACCAGCCAGTCCGAAGTAACTGTCGCCGTGGAAAAACGGCCCTGCTCCCATGAATAGATCAGCAGCCGGTCATATGCCTCGGACCCGACCGACCGGAACGCCCAGACGATGCTCCGGTTTGCCCAGTCCACCGCCGCCTGCGTCCGGGAAATGTCGCTGTTGTCCACCTCGCCGAAAAACCACTTGTTGACCTTCTGGCTGCCAATCGGTGCAAATTCCGAGCCGTTGGTCATGTAGAACCCGTCCTGGCTCAGAAAGTAGGTCTGCGAACCGATGGTTGCGACACTGAACGGCGCGATGCAGCCCCGGTCCTCCGACACCACCGAAACCCGCCAGACAGTCGGCGGCCCGACATACTGGACAAGAGAAATTCCGCGTTCCTGAAACACCATCGGGTAGCGCCCGCCGACCAAGGCGGTGATCGGGCCGAACCGGGGATCAAGGTCGGCATATCCGGCCTGCGTCAGGCGATCAGCGGCCCAAGTTGTCGCCGGGCTGTTGAAGCTCGACCACTGAATGCGCGTCGGCGCCCCGGAAATGTAGCCCAGCATCAGGAAATCGGCGAACCGCTCGCAATACCGCGCCTTCGGCGGGCTGCCGGGCAAGGCCGACCATGTCACATCGGTATCCACGTCGGTCAGGTAGTAGGGATCGTTCGCGATGGACGTGGCGAAGATGAAATCGTTGAACTGGGCAAAGTCCCAGTATTCACCGTCAACCACCGAAGCCGTCACCGCCGTTTCCGTCGCCGCGCTTCCGGCGCGGGCAAAGAGCGTATCCTCCGCGCCGCCGACGATCAGGGGCGAGCCGTCATTGCGGAAAAACAGGTTCGCGCCGCGAACCGGCCCCAGAAACGTGCTGTCCGTCCCGCCCCCGGAACGTGTGACCGTGGTTGCCCGCTCGGTCGGGGCGAAGAACGGCGCATAGCCCCCCTCCGCCGGAACGCAGTTGTTCGCCACCACGCAGCCCGGGTTGTTCTGCTTCGGAAAGGCGGGCAAGAACTCGCCGAGGGGAACTTCAATGGTCGGCATCACTCGCGCGCCCTGATCCGGCCCGTCGCGGCCTTCTGGTTGCTCTCCGCCAGCAAGTCCTCCCATGCCGCTGTCTCGTAGACCTGGAACGCCTGCGCCCGCTCGCCATCGGACAGGAATTTCCGGCAGATCGCCGAGGCAGCTGCGTTTTCGATCAGCTCCTGCGCCTGGTCGAACCAGACGCTTGTGTCTGTCGCCGAGGCGGGGATCACGGGCTTGCAGACCACCGACAGGGTGAACACTTCCGCCCCCGCAGGCACCGGCCAGATGCCGATCTGCCCCGCGTAGAGCGTGAAATACGTCGCCAGGCCCGCCGATCCCGTGGTGTCGAAAAACCGCTCGAAATCGCTGTAGTGGACCTGCTTCAGGTCCTCGAAATCGGCGGCCCGCATGTAGCGCACGGATTGGATATCCGACACGGCAACCGCCGTGCGCCCGGTCACGTCCTGCGGCCCGGCCCCGGTGGACACATCAACCGTCGAATACCACGCCTGCGCCGCCACGCCGGTCAGGGTCACGTCCCGGACCTCGTGCAGCCATGTCACGCGCCGGTTATACCGGGCAATGGCAAGCTGGATTTCGCGGTCAATCTGGGTGCTGAGGTCGGATCGCGCCAGTTGGTCGGCGACACGGTTCCGAACGTCAAGAAACGTCGTCATCCTGCTTCACCTTGCGCGGACGGCCCCGCCTGCGCTTCTCGGGCGCAGGCTCCTCGGCAGGCGCAGGCGGCTCTGTAACCGCCTGCTCCGTGTTCAGGGTCCGGCGCACTTCCTCGCGCGCCAGAAAGGCTTGACGCCGCCGCATCAGGTGCCAGCCATGATGACCCAGTTGGTGCCGTCAGACACCAGCAAGGCCCAGTTGCCAGCCGTTCCCGTCGCGATGGCCGTGCCCGCCGCGCCGCCCGCCTTCGGGACCACGTTGGACGATGCCGAGTTGAGGGCCTGCGCCTGCGTGGTCTTCATCAGCAACAGCCGCCCCGACCAGTGGGTCGCAGACGGCAGGGTCGCCACACAGGCCGATCCCGACTTGTTGTTGATGACGACGGTCTCGGTGTCGGCCAGCGTGAAGTCGGCAGTCTTGGTCACGGGTGCCGTGGTGAAGAGAGCGCCGAGCGATTGCAGGGAACCCACAATCACCTTTTGCTCCCTCGCCACGTCCCAAACGTCGCCGAGAGGCATCAGCGGCCGCCTTTCTTGCCGCCCTTACCGGACGCTT